GTAATTTTTGACTAAGCATTACTCTTCGCACGTTTTCTTCTAGATTTATTTATAAAATTAATGATGATAGGATTATGAGAAAGTCTTTGAGTGTATTGTCTTAGAGCATCTGTTCCAACTTCTCTCTGATTTGCAGGCACACCAGATACTTCTGTAAACTTTTCAGTAATATCTTTAATCCATGATTTGAACATCATGTTATCCTCAGTCACTGCGATAATATGATTTGCACCTGTGCGAATAATTTTACCAATCAAACCAGTATTATCATTCTCAACGGTATCACCAACACGGAATATGTTTCCATTCATATAATTTTCACGAAGATTCTTCCAATCAAACTTAGGGGCAATTCTCCACATCTCATTCTGTTGTTTCTTCTTAGGTTTCATTCCCTGTCTTATGGTATCATATAATTTTCTTGCAGCATCATCTTTTAAGGCTTTGGGTATTCCACCTCTAAATGTCTTAAAGTCATCATCCGCAGCCGCCTTTCTTAATTTAGAAGCAGACATCGCACTTACACCTTCCCCATCTGGATCACGGTCTCCAGCAGATACCACGTTAATACGATCAAACTTATAGAGTTTATTATTATATTTGTTTGCTAAGTTTTCAAATTCTTTTTGTCTATCTTGTCCAACTACAATATTCACAGACTTTGCACCTCTTTCATTTGCACCTTTCAAAGCATCAAAGATTGTTCTTGTCTTTGGATTATTCATAATATGTTTCGCATGAGATGGAAACATTTGTTGCATATATCCAATCTTTGTATCAGGATCTAAAGGATTTTTATCAGGATCATTTGATCTTGATGGATATATTTCATAGTTACCCTTTCCAGCCACCTGTTTTACTTTATTCAAAAGTCTCTCATGTCCAGTTGTAGGTGGATTAAAACGACCAAAAGCCACAGTCATATCTGCCCGATCTCCATCTGGATCAGGTTTCGCAACTGTCTGTGAAGATAGTGCTTCGACTATGAATGATGTAAAACTTTTCATATTTTTGGTGCGGGCATGGGACTACCTTTATCCCAATTCTTATCTGCTGTAAAGTTTGCACGACTGAACTCTAAACGGTCTACTAGTTTAAGAGCTCTACCTGATCGGATTGCAACAAATCCTTCGGGTGCTGTCACACGATAACCATCTGGAGTTCTGAGAAACGTGCCAAATGTATTTACCTTTTGCAATTTACGAATCATAAAATTTTTCGCAGCCTGTAAATTCATATAAGATGCAACAGTCATGTATATTGCCTGTTGATTATCATTTATAAATTTAAGACCTTTATTTTTAAGCTCTAAGTATTTATCTTTCGTTGATTTCATCTTCTTAGAATCAATCTCTTTGTCTAATGCATTTGAAAAATATTGTGCAAAATCTCTTGCAGTATTACGAGCACCAACTAAACTTTTACCTTCACGAACATATCGGTTAAAGAAAGTTTTAAACATGATGTTTAAGGTAAACTTATTCATATTATTAGTTTTCATCATATCAAGAAAACGAGATGCTTGTTTTAAAGAACCCTCTGTTTTGTTGACAAGATTTGTATAAGTTGTTTTCTCAGCGGAAGTCATATTTGCTTCACCTGATGCATTTCTAAAATCAGATGATGTCACAAATACATTTGTGTTTCCTTCAATGTTAATACCACCAAAACTAGCAGACATTGCATCTAAAGTTCTTCCACTATATTGAGTATGAAATACAATACCAAACTTTGCCTCATCTATCTTCTTTCCAATATCACTATCTTTCGGAACCGCATATACGATTGTGTTTGGTTGAAATGCAATACATGTATCACCACCTATTACAGCCTCATACTTGTCATCTGTGAATAATAAATCTCCCTGCACAACGTTCGGTATTGAGAGTGTAGAGAGATATTTGTATGCATCCTTAAGTTTACTTGCAAGTTGCCCAGGCGGATACATATTATCTACATCCTCTTCGGAGTATGAAATCTTTGGACTGACTTTATTAAACACAGACTTTGTTCCAACAAAAAATCTTCCGTTTTCTGGATTAATACCACAAATTATCGCAGGCGCCCCATCCCACTTAACAGTGACACGAGCTTCTGATACACCCTGATCTAACATCTCTCCAAGAGAACGAAGAAAGGCAACTGCTTCCTTACCACCTTGAGAACCGTCATTCAAGATATTATCTTCTAAATGTTCAAGGTGTGTATTCTTCATTGGTTTCTAGTAAATCCACCGATAGCATTAAATTTAATAGAGAGATTTTCAAATTGTCCTAACTTATGTAAGAAACCAGACTTATTAGATCTTGCAGAGAACTCCATATTCAATGTAATACCATCAGTTAATGTTATAACAAAATCCTGTTTTGATCCGCCAGGGTCACTTGCAACAATGGATGTCGCTGCTTCCAATCCAGCTTGTAATTGATCATAACTATTATCCATATACGCAGTGGTCATTGTTGCTTTGACTTTGATAAAAGGAGTTTTTAATTGAGTCTTTAGTATTTGTGATCTAATAAACCTTCTTGTCTTGGTTATATTAGAATTAAATAAATTTATCACAGCCTGTTTCACTAATCCTAGATTTATATCATATAACCTATTATACTCTCTCGGATTTTCTCTTTCAAATACTCCAAGTTGTTGTGCGAGTGGACTACTTCCCCATTTTGTTCTAATATCATTTTCACTTACTCCAGCTTCTCGATACTGTGGATACAAAGATTCTTTTAACCTTGTATAATCAGCTGACTTTCCAAAATAATCAAAGAGTGGTTTAACATAGGTATTCAGAATTGGTTCTTTTGAAGCAGTGGTTCCAGCCTTTAAACTGACTCCTAACATTCCACCATTTTTATATACAATGAAAATATCGCCTGGATTAGCTGCATCTACCCCTGATGGTTTAGTACGATATCCCCAATAGACCTCTGCAATTGGATGTTTTTGATTATGATTATTCAACCATCTGGTTATATTCTGAGCATTTGTAATTTTTTCTCTTATTTTAAAATCTGGGCCTGGTTCTGCTTTATCTATGATCTCTCTACCCTTAGTGACATCAGCCACAGATCCACGCACATAAGGGCCTGGCGCACCCGCTGATGACGGATTAGCTGCTAAAATAGCATTATAAAATTGTTCCGTAGACAGACTAGGATTTATACCGTTAAGAAAAGCAATTGCTGGAAATAATTCAGTAATTGATGCCATGAAGGTAGTGTCTTGCATTGCACTTCTCGATGGCTTAAATCCAATTCTTCTCTTAAGACCAGATGGTAAAAGAAACTCAGTAGATTCTTGACTATTTGATATACTACCTACAAATACTTTACTTACATTAAATCCAGCATCTGATAATTGTTGATTTAAAAGATCTTGAGTTTCAAATCTTCTATCTGATGTGACTATGTATACAACTGTTTTACTATTTGCTGACTTTATTTTTACTTCTCCTACTTCTGATCTTGATTCAAGATTCTCAAGGAGATTAATTACATTTTCTTCCTCTTCGCCTTGAACAAAAGATCTAAACACTCCGTAGTTCATTATTCAAACTCATTTTTAATTATTTATTATCTATTAAGAAAGTAGTGATTTATGATTTCGATCTTTTCATGAGCCTGTGCGATAGAATTTATCTCACCATCTATCGTACCCATCACATCTGAGTGTTCACCAATACCAACAGGTTGGTTTAAATATATTTCAACATTCTGTGAGTGTTTCGCAATCAAACCATTATAGTATGCGATTTGACTTTTTAGAATCTGGTCACGCAAATTAATCATAAGTCTCCTTCTAAACGATTTTCTGATTTGTAAACATCAAACTCTCCGCCTGGATATCTCTTCTTCAACTTCTCTACATTACCAGCAATCACATCATCAAGTGTAATATTAAGTGCCATACATGCCTGCATCACATACCACATAACGTCACCCAACTCAATAACAAGATGTTTTCGATTGTGGTCACTCCAAGGCTTACCTTGGAAAACCATCTTCTTAACGATCTCCATAAACTCACCACCCTCAGCGCTGACACCAACAGCAGCAGTAAGAAGTCTGTGAATATTGGAACCCTGTCC